ACGGGAAAAATAAGGTGGAATGATGGCCCAAGAGTTTTTTATAAAGCGCAACGATTTCAGCCCAACAATTAGGGTGTCTTTAAAGGACGCCCTGGGCGCTTATGTAAATCTAAATGGCGCTTCTGTTTCATTTAAGATGCAACCTATGACGGGCGGTAGCATCGTTTCAGGTGCTGCGGAAATATTTGATGTGACTGAAGCGACTGTAGAATATATCTGGCAAGGTGATGACACTTCAGTCAGCGATTCATATCGAGCTGAGTTTGAGGTGGCTTATGCTGATGGGAAAGTTGAGACCTTCCCAAACTCCAGTTTCATTAGGGTCGTAATAACAGAAGACATATCATAATTCTTTAAGGGTTGAGAAGAAATGGAAATGGACGCGATCTTGAATATACTTTTTGCGCTTGTCATCGGCGGTCTGGGCTGGTGGCTGAAGACACAACGCGAAGAGCTGGATCGTTTGCGCATTTTACTCAACCGCAGTCGTGAAGAGATGGCGAAAGAGTATGTCACAAAGGCCGACAGCAATCAGGTTTTGATGCAAATTATGAATAAGTTTGATCGGCTTGAAGAAAAAATTGACAGGCTGATGGAGCGGTGAAATGCTTTGCGCTCTGGTCTTTGTGAGTTTCGGACACACATGGGTGCAGGGCGCAGGCAATGTGATGGTCAAATCTTGCTACTATGAGTGCGGCCAAAAGAAGATTAGCAAGGGTCAGTGGTATGACCGCAAGTATAGTGTGCCACCGCGCTATATATGCCCAAAGAGGTTCGCAGAAGCATGATTGATCCAATCTCCGCCATAGCCATTGCCGCCAGTGCAGTAAACAATGCCAAGTCGCTAATCGCCGCTGGGCGCGATGCGTCAGGAGCATTAAGCAAATTTGCTGGTGCTGTCAGTGACGTAAACTATGCTGCCGAAAAAGCAAAAAATCCGGGTGTGTTTGCATCTTTGACTGGCTCCGCAGAGCAGGCCGCAATTGACGCGTTCTCCGCTCAGAAACGCTTGCAGGCTATGAAGAAAGAGATCGAAACAATCATCATGTACCAACATGGGCCTAAAGGTTTGGAGGAATACAAAGACACTCTCCGAAAGATTAGAGCACAGCGCAAGAAAACAGCTTATCGCAAAGCCGAAATAAAAGAGGCTATAATCATGTGGGTTGTTGGAGGCATCATCGTGCTGGCTGGTATCGCTGGTTTGGCGGCGGTGCTTTACTTGATCGGCAAGCAACAGGGGAAATGGTAATGGCGCACACGATCTTAGATAACTGGAAAGTTCTGCCGCGTTTGATGATGTTCGTCACGACGGTCATGTATATACGTTGCTTAGAGTGGGCGATGGGTCAGCCAGATTTGTCAGTAAGTCAGGCGGGGCTGATCTCGGTGGTCACAGGAACTTTCACAGCGGCCTTCTCGATCTGGATGGGTAAGGAGTCAAAGACCACTGTAACGCCCACCAAGATCGTTCATGAGGAAAGGTATGACAAATGAGCATTCTGAGTGCGCTGATTGCGCCAGCCACTGAGCTGGCAGGAAAATTCATCCAAGACAAAGACCAAGCGGCACGCTTAGCGCATGAGTTAAGCACGATGGCCGACAAGCACTCGCAGCAAGCCATGCTGGCGCAGATCGAGGTCAACAAGGCTGAAGCGGCCAGCGGGTCTGTATTCAAGGGCGGCTGGCGTCCGTTCATTGGCTGGGTTTGCGGCACTGCGTTTGCATATCATTTTGTGTTGCAGCCATTTATAGTTTTCGGCGTCACCGTAGCTGGGGTCGCCATACCGGAGCTGCCTACGTTTGACATGGGCAGCTTAATGACCGTGATGATGGGGATGCTCGGCTTGGGCGGACTCAGAAGTTACGAGAAAAAACAGGGACTGACGAAATGAGCAAAGCAATGGCCAGCCTCCAAACCAAAATCGGGTCAACGCCCGACGGTGAGTTTGGGCCTAATACAGCACGGGCAATCGCAAAGTATTTCAACCTATCTCCGGCACGCGGCGCACACTTGATGGGGCAGGCGTCACACGAAAGCGGTGGCTTCAAGCGAACCCGTGAGAGCCTGTACTATAGCTCACCAGAGCGCATACAGGCTGTGTGGCCGTCACGCTTCCCAACGGTTGAGGATGCTGAACCTTACGCTAGAAACCCATCTGGGCTTGCTGGCAAGGTTTACGCTGGCCGTATGGGCAACGAGAATGAGGCACAGGCCAGCCTGTACATTGGTCGAGGATTTCTTCAATTGACCGGGCGTGACAATTACCGCTCATTCGCGTCGGACATGGGCGTGCCAAAGGTTATGACTGACCCAGATTTGGTGGCAGACACATATGCCTTCGAGACTGCGTTGTGGTTTTTCGAGAAGAATGCCTTGTTCAAGATTGCCGATGAGGGCGTGACAGATGACGCTATCAAGCGCATTACGCGCCGCGTGAATGGCGGCTATCACGGGCTAGAGGATCGAAGCAATCAGAGCAAGAAAATCCACACTTGGCTGTTGACCTAGCCAAGTTAGCTAAGTTGCGCGTCCAAGATCAGAAGGCCAGCGCGGCGGTTGGAAGGGCGGGCGAGCATATAGCACTCGCTCGGCTTTCGCTTGCTGGTTATCTCTGCACCCTATGCCAGATCAGGGACCACGATGCGTATATACAGACCGTTTCAGGCGTGCTGACCTTGCAGGTAAAGAGCGCCAGCAAGACGCATGGAGTAGGGAGAAGGTACAAATTCCACACAGCAAAGAAGAGCGGGCAAAGGTCAGACGTTTACGCCTTTGTCGCTGTGGATATGGATGCTGTAGTCTTTCGACGCGGCGACGAAGTTCTCAAGAAGACAACATATGTACCAGAGGCAGAATTTCTAAACGAAAGCCAGTCGATGCAAAAAACTCTCGACAGCTTCAAATAGTATCTTGCGGGTCGGCGTCGGTTTGATTACAAAGTTTGAGTGGGTGGCTTCAACCGTAACCTTGTTTATTGGTTATCGCGTTACCGAATGCGCCAATCATTCTGCCACCCACACGATTTCTAGAATATAATACCCACAGCCGCCATCAGGCCAGCGCCAGCGACGAAGCCAAAGATAGCTCCAATCAGACCGGCTGCGTTTATCATGCGTTCGATTTCTTTGTCATCCATCTAAACTCTCCACCATTTGTATTCGCTCACCGATCCAGCGCATCACTGGTACAGCCATTGAGTTGCCCATTGCTTTGTATCGAGGGCCATCTGGGCAATCTTCAGCGGACTTATTGCGCCACTCAATTTGCGTGTAGTTATCAGGGAAGCCTTGCAGGCGCTCGCATTCTGTTGGGGTTAAACGTCGCACTTGCAAGTCATTCATCACCGCTGGCGTCTTGCTCTTATCCAGCGTTGGCGTGACTTCAGTTGACACGCTGTCTCCTTGGTTGGCACTGTTTTGTGCGCCGAAGGCTATCGGCAATGTCTCTGTTGTTGGGTCGTATGCGCTTCCCGTGCGAGTTGTGAGACACTGAGCCACAACAGCCTCCGCTTCTACTCGCTCGTTGCCTGTGCGACTGAATGGAGCGCCTTGTGTAACTGTGGGGGCAGCTTCTTGCCCCGCTTCTCTGCTCGGCGCAGGATGCCCTGACATGCTTTCGCGCTCAAAAAGAACCGCTGCGGCACGCCGCCAGTCTCCAAGGTATCCGACAACGAACACACGGCGGCGGCGCTGGGCCACTCCGAAGTATTGAGCGTCAAGCACTCGGTAGGCGAACCCATACCCGAGCTGGCCCAGCGCCCCGAGAAAGGTTCCAAAATCCCGTCCTCGTTGGCTAGACAAGACGCCGGGGACGTTCTCCCAAACCAACCACTTGGGCTGATATTGTGCAGCAATGGCAAGATAGGTGAGCATGAGATTTCCCCTTGGGTCATCAAGTCCCTTGCGAAGTCCTGCGACGCTGAACGATTGGCAGGGGGTTCCTCCGACCAGAAGGTCAATTGATCTGTCAATGGGCCACTCCTTAAATTGCGTCATGTCGCCAAGGTTAGGGACATCTGGATAACGATGCGCCAGCACGGCGCTTGGGAACTTTTCTATTTCGCTGAACCATTGCGGCGTCCAGCCAAGAGGATGCCATGCGGCTGTGGCCGCTTCAACGCCAGAGCAAACTGAACCATATTTCATGACTCCTCCTCAAACTTATTCGACAGCGGTTTGATCGGCTGCTTGCTAAACACCCAACGCCACTGCGGCTTTGTGTACCCAGGCACCTTGATGAAATCGCGCACACGGTACAGCTTTCCAGCGTCGGCCATGTTGTTCAGATAACTTGAGGTGCGAGCAATGCTCTCACCGAGCATACCAGCGCCCTCAGAAGCCGATATGCGTTGGTCATAGCGCAACATGCGGAAAAGACGCTCACCCTGTTCTATGCCGTGCTGACGGCGCTTCTCGGCCAACTCAACGGCACTTGGGTGCATGGTTGACTTGCGAGCCTCACGCGATGGCAGTGGATCACGTTTGCCGAGCTTGTGCTGCAACTTCTCGAACTCAAGCAGGACATGACCGTAAGTGATCTCAAACCGCTCATGCTTGTCTGTGACGCCCTCTAGCATAGCCTTCAGTCGAGCTTCGGCAGATCGCTGATCGCGGATTTTAGCTTCTCGAGCAGAGCGCCTTGCTCTTGCAGCCTCTGCTGCAACGCTGGCCTCATCGCTGTCTTCGGTTCCGACAGCAGAATTGAGTTCACTCTTTCGAGCC